GTTCGCAGCAGCAACACTGGACCGGGATCTTTGGAGTGACGACGAGAGAGACGTGCAAAGGATAGCTCGCAAGCTTGATAGTCGGTACCGAGTACTTCGATATCTGATGTACTCACATAGTTACGCCAACCGTGTTAGGGTTTTATGGCATGGGAATGAGGTGAAATGTGAGAGTCATTCTTCGCGCTGCGCTTGTGATTTGCGCGTCTCTATACTGGATCCTTTGTTTGATGGCTTTGTAGTTAACGTACCACGTGTTACGCGGAATGTTATACATGACGATATGTCGATGTTCATAATCGCGATGGCGGGGATAGTGTCAAGATTTCATTTGTCCGAAGCGAAATTGATAAAAATTCAGGGAGATGCTCGAATGGCAGTTACGGAGCTGTATGTGGATCTACTGCGGGCGACGAATCAGAAGAAGATAGGGCCCCTGTTTCGCTATCGCTATGTTCCGAAGGAGCTCCCAGTTTTCCGAATTGAGCCTAGTATCTTGGCGGCATATAGGGCTTGGGACTTGATCTGGATCGGACGACTGCTGGTGAAAGGAGCTTGGTGGTTTAATGAATCAATATGGCTGCAGGGTCTGAATTCCCAGTGTCGGGGGATATCTTGGACTGACAACACAGACAAAGGGAAAATACCGTCGCTCTTGACCTTGTGTGTGCGGCGAGTGTCGTTCTTTAACCAAGCATTTGGAGGGAATGCAGTTGGGCCCTATTCGTATTCCTCGCTCGATGATCTGTATCCCGATAAGGTTGCTAAAGGATTGGAAAGGTTCTCGAAGCCAGTTGAGAAGACTAACGAGGCAGGCAAGCGGATAGCATTCTTAATTCCGCAGGCTCTTGAGTTGTTGTATCGCCAGATGGGTACAGCGAAGTATTTTGGGACTCAGAAACCGAACATTAGCCCTGAGGCGATTCGTGCTGTTAATTTTCCGAATGCGTCGTCCGGAGGCCGATCTGGTGATCGTGTTGTTTTGCCCCCGAGTGATGGAGTGCCCTATGCTATGATTATTAGTACGATGGGAAGAAAGATTGAGCAGGCCGAGTACTGTCGTAACCAGATAGAAAGATTGGTTGAGCACATAAAGAAAGGTCAGGAACCCCCAAATGTCGATCCTGCTTGGATAGTGGTGATTAAACAGGAAAATTTTTAACTGTTATCTTAAGTCGGGGAGCCCTGCTGCTCAGCGTGCAGCTTACCAGAAGTTCAGATATTTCTTCATGCCCTTTGCAACAACTTATGGTGTGGAGTATCTCACGCAGAAGTATCGTCAGAACGTTGAGCGAGGTCGCGTGATAAAAATTGGTCTCCGTTGGTGGTATGGTGGGGGGTATTCGTATGCCAAGCAGATGCGTTGGGATGATCCCCACTCTGTTCATTGTGATGGTGATGTCGTTCAGATCGATACAAGCATAAATCGTGACATGTTAGAACTCCATATTATACAGACCCTGATGTATTTTGTTCTCGGTGATGATGAAGAGTCGACTGTTATGATTGGTCTCGTGAAGTGGGTTGCTAAGCATGTGTCCGTTAAGCCCACTCACTTGTTTGCGAATATATGGCGAGTGATAATGGGAGTCATGCCGAGTGGTGCGCTGATAACGAGTCATGGGGATTCCTGGATCCTGGCCTTCATCTTCTTTCATTTTTT